AGTGTCAACCAAAGATCAACAGAGTTCAATTGGAATTTATCATTTTCTTTCTTGAACTCTTTGGTCTCTAATTAACACAAACTGTGTCCCCACTAAGTAACACAAACCCTTGTGCCACTCATCCAACTGTCCACGGGCGGCTGGATTTTTTATTAGAACGCTCTCTCGTGTGCCACCTGACAAAGTGTCCTAATAGAGCACCCATGCTATTCAAAATCGTGTATTATAGAATCATGAAAACGAATTCCCAAATGTTCAAATCCGACCTTCGCCCCATGTTCAACGGATCAGTCCTAATGAATGAGGCGGCGACCAAGGACCAAGCAGTGATGGCAGCAATGACCAAACTCGCCGAGGACAATTTCACATTTCGCCCTCATCCTTCGGGCACATGGAATATAAGCGATCGTCACTGATCGCTTTTTTGCTGCCATGAGAATCGCCTTCATGCTAGGGGTCATTATTTCAGGGGTGCTCATAGGAGGGCACCTGATCCGACAGGTATCGGACATCACTGAATCCCGTAATGCCCAAATTTGCCAAATCGATCCAACCCTATGCAAGAATTGAGTCAGTCCGTGTATGATGCTATCCTACATCCAACCCCCACGGTCTCCTATTATTTCCTGAATTCTGTCACTTCTTTTCACAATGAGCAAAATCAACACGAAGGTCCGTTATTGGACGAACTCGCAAGAAAACGCAAGAATCGTAAGTTTTTCAACTTATGAGCGAGCATTGCAGATCTTAGAGGACTTTTCCAAGATGGGGTGGCGTGCCGAACTCGCACCCCCTCACCTCTAGGCACTTCAGGCACTACCGCCCCCCATGGGCGGTTTGCCCCCGCCCCGTAGCTTAGGATCCCTATCAAAGCTAAGCTATAAAGTCTTGCATGAGCGAGTTCGATAAAAGAAATATAATTTTTCTAAAAATATTTCTCAGGGTATCGCGCCCGAACCCCCTTTTTGACATTGTGTGTAAATCGTGATATAATACATACTATACCAGCCACCCTCCGAGAACCATGATCAACCTCGACGAACGATACCACAGCTACCTCACAGACAAGAATAAAAAGTTTCGCATCGATGGGGTGCACGAGAACGTTACAGGCTACGGGTACCGTTGTGACGGTAATGACATCGTAGGTCATTACGTTAATACCGAGAGACATCGTTTAAACTACGATAGAAACGAACAATTTTTAAATAAAGAACTCTATGTTGAGCAATGAGGAACTAGAAGTAAGACTGTCAACACTTGAGAAGAGAGTGGAACAGTCCCTTCTCCTAATGAGACGACCTGGCTCTGAGAACTACGAGAGACTTGTAGATGTCGTATGTGACCATGAGAACACTCTGAGAGATCTTGAAGGGATGGCACATCCAAAACCCACTGGGGCAACTCAGAAGAGGAATGAGGATAGGTTGAGTATCCTTGAGGAAAAAATCGCGTCCAAAACCGCGAAGGGTCTCTAAATAATTCCAAAAACTATGGACGACTTGAACGGGGTATTCACCATATCAAACAATGGAAAACTGGTAACTTATAACAATGTACGCGATCTACCAGATACGTTTGATCATCTTATAAGGTTTGAACCTACTATTCCAGATCCTCCACATACAGAGGAGCAGCATACTGCTATGGGCAAATATTCAGACTATCTGCAGCAACTCATGACCAGAGAGGTTAAATGACTATCTCTGTATCTCCATTTGCTGAGCCATGGTCTATACCCGATAGAACAAGACCTACGTTTACAATTAGCCAAACTATTACTGCGTCTGCTTCTCTTGCCGATGAAGAGATTACCAACGTAACAGCTACAGTAGATGGAACAGAACCTAACCTTGTAATTACCCCAGGGACTACCTCGGTGGCGATTACAGGGTCTTTTGCTGACCCCTACTCAGATAGTTTTACTTATATTGATGCAGGTCAATCAGATAAGACCCAGACACCTACTACTGTAAGTGGGGTCGATAATCTACCTGCTGATAAGATCTTCTTTGATCTTGATCAGGATATGACTGCTTATACAACTAAAACCTTTACTGTTACTGTATCATATGATTTAATTAACGTAGCCCAAACCCCTGAAACCTTTACACTTACAATGAAAATAAATAATGAGTGGGAGGGTATCCGTTCCGTAGTTGATAATTATTACTAATGAGTTATCCAGCACCTGAAAATTTACCACATGATGATTGGTTCATGGATTCTATTCCTATGCAAGAATGGCCACCTAACAGTGGTAAACACAATCATCCATTACCAACCTATAAAGATAAGGATGGCAATGATATCGTAAATGTTACTCCTCCTCCTGTAGATATTCATAAGCCTGAAGAAAAGACAATGCATCAAAAGATGTATGAAATTGCTACTGCTAGGTACAATCCTTTCTCAATAAATGCTGGAGGATCAGAGAATTGTCATTCTGATCTTGAATGTAATACTGGAGGATCTGAAAAGATTTGGAGACATCCTCATGATGATATGCCTACTGCCACTGATGGTGGTAAAAAGCATTGGGATTGGGAAGAAACAGCTCCTTGTGAATATGAACCACCCGATGAAGAACCTCCTAGGCCAGAGGAAGAAATATATGATGATATAAATGATCCATATGGAGGACACTAATGCCAGCAGTAACTAGAATTGGAGATGCAGATGTAGCCCATTGTTCTGGCATGGTCAGAGCTCAGGGTTCTGGTAATGTATTCTGTAATAGTATACCTATCTCTCGTCAAGGAGATAATAACACTGGACACTTATTACCAGGTGTTCCATGTCCTTCTCATGCAGCACCAATAGCTACAGGATCTTCAACTGTCTTTATAAATGGTAAAGGGTGTGGTAGAGTAGGAGATGCAGTTAGTGGCTGTACATCAGTCGCTGCAGGTTCCCCAGATGTATTCGCAGGTGGTTAATTATGGCAATTACAAAAGCAGGTGGTTTTGGTACTCATGTAACAGTAGAAGCAAAACCAAAGAAAACTCGTCAAGGCAGTTCTATGCACACGAAGTATTCTGCTACATCACGTAATAAAGCAAAAAAGAGGTATCGTGGCCAAGGCAAATAGGATAGTAAACGGCCAAAGAAATCATAACGTTCCCGTGGATATGTCGGATGACTTCCATGAGAACGGATGGGAGGAGTGTAAGTACCTTATTACAGACCCTCGTTCCGATGCTTATCTAAAGAAATCAAAGCAATATCAGTCTAGACATGAAGCTACACCAGACTTTGAAAAGAGTGCTGAGGATGTAGTCCGTGAAGCAGAGAAGAGATTATTACAAAACCAGTATAAATATAAAGAAGGTTAATATTGTAGCCGAATGGCTTTAACATCGAAGTCCTTTAGAGACTTCTCTTTGACTTTTGAAAAGAATGCAGTGACTAATGACATATTAGCACTGAACAATGAGTCAGCCATTAAAGCTTCAGTCAAAAATATTGTCCTTTATAACTTCTATGAGAAACCTTTTGATCCTGCTTTCGGTGGGAATATCATTGGATTACTCTTTGAAAACTTTATACCAAACTCTGCTCAGAGAATTAAGAAAAGACTTCGGGAAGCTATTGATACTTATGAACCCAGAGTAGCAGTTTATGAGATTAAAGTGAAGGTTGATGAGAATAATAATGAATTAAACGTGAGTATAGCATATGTAATCATGGGAATCCCAGCCAAATTTGATTCTATCGACGTAGCATTTAAACCATAATGGCATTCAATCAGGTCAACGCCTTAGAGTTCAACCAAATTAAGGCACAAATAAAAGATTATCTTCGAGCTCAAGAGCAATTCTCGGATTATGACTTCGAGGGATCTTCTTTGACAGTGCTTCTTGATACGTTAGCATATAATACTTACTATACAAGTGTAAATGCCAATCTTACAGTCAATGAAGGCTTCTTAGAAACTGCTGTTTTACGTGAAAATGTTGTAAAATTAGCAAGAATGCTTGGTTATACACCCAAGTCAGCTCGTTCTGCACAAACAACTGTTAATATTAGCGTACAAACTGTAGTTCCATATCCTAAAACAGTCACTATTGGTAAAGGATTAGTATTAAATTTCACAGGATTAGATAATAATAACTTTGTTTTCTCTTTACCAGTCGATACTACACAGAGTGTAGATAGTACTTCTGGTATTGCAACCTTTACTGGTGTTGTTTTGTATGAAGGAGTGTTCCTTAAAGACACTTTTGTAAGAGATATTAACCAAAGACAGCGTTTCATTCTTACAAATGGAACTGCAGATACGTCTAGTATGCGTGTTGAAGTAACTTCAGGTACTGTTACAGAGCGTTATTTACAAGCAACAGACATTACAAAGATAGATTCTACATCAAAGGTCTTCTTTTTAGAAGAATCTGAGCAAGAAATCCCAGAAATCCTCTTTGGTGATGGAATAATGGGTAAGGATCTTACGAATGGTGATGTTGTTGAGGTTCAATATACTACTTCTAGTGGAACTGGAGCTAATGGATTGAAAGTATTTGAAAATATTGGTAATTTTAGAGATAATACAGGCAATTCTATCACTTCTGGTATTACAGTTACTACTACAAGTGATCCAGATGGAGGTGCATTAGCGGAAACTACTGAATCTATCAAGTTTGCAGCACCAAAATTCTATTCTGCCTTCGGTAGAGCAGTCTCAACCCGTGATTATGAAGCAATTATTCCACAAATTTACCCAAATGTAGCTTCAATTGCTTGTTATGGTGGTGAAGAAGCGTCTCCACCTGAATATGGTAAGGTGTTTTTGGCAATTAAACCAAAAAATGCTGATAGATTATCACTTTCGGAGAAAAATGTCATTCTTAAGAAGCTTAGAGACTACTCTGTAGCGGCAATTCAACCTTCAATCATTGACCCATCTATATTATACATTGATTTGGACAGTTTTGTCTACTTTAACCCAAATGTTACTCGTCGTGAACCTTCAGAAGTTAAGAATTTAGTGATTATATCACTAACTCAACTGAATGTCAGTGGAGAGTTTAATAAATTTGGTGGAAAATTCAAATATTCCAGGCTTCAGGGTGTAATTGACAACTCAGAAACATCAATTACTTCTAATATCACTCGTCTCAAGATGAGAAAGAACGTAATTGTAGAACTTGGTGCTCGTGTTAACTATAAAATCTGTTATGGTAATAGGATTAAGCAAGGAACTGCTGCAGATCCTACTGTTTCTACCAGTGGATTTAAGATTAGCGGTGATGCATTCAATACTTATTACATAAATGATGATGGTGCAGGTCTATTACGTCTCTATTACATTAAAGGAACTGGTGAAAAAGAATATGTTGATGGTCTATGGGGCACTGTTGACTATAGTATGGGTGAAATTGTCATTAATGATTTGATTATTACATCAACAATGGTTGCAGGTAATCTATTGCAGATCTCTGGAACTCCTGAATCTAATGATTTAGTGTCATTGCGAGAAACATATCTCACATTGGGCATAGATAATACGACTGTAAGTGTTGTAGAAGACACTATCAGTAGCGGTTCAAACCTTTCTGGTACGGGAGTTGTACCAGAGTCAAGCTATAGTTAGTTAACAGATGACAAATTCTTCCTGGAAGGTTAGTTCATGGACTACACCGACCACTACGGTTTCAACTACACCAGTACCGTCGGAGGTCAGTCCCGAATCTAGATCGCAGATTTCCCACAATATTGCGGGACAGTTTGCTTCGTTTATACAGGAAAATTATCCAACCTTCATTTCGTTTGTTAAAGAGTATTATAAGTCACAAGAATTAAAAGGATATTGCTTCGATATTATCCAAAACTGGGGTGATTACTACAATATTGATAATTATGGTGGATTAGTTACTGAAACAAAACTTATTTCCGCGTTAAGTACATCTTCTACAACTGTTGACGTTGAAAGTACGCGGGATTTCCCATCTGAAGGGCTACTTTTAGTCGATGATGAGATTATTTACTACCAACAAAAGGGATCTACGCTTTTTCAGGACTGTGCAAGAGGTTTTAACGCGATAAAAACAATTGGTGAAGAGGCAGATTACAAATTTGAAGAAACTGTAGCTGCATCTCATGCTCTTGGAGCAAAAGTTACCAATTTAAACAATATTTTTCCGCTTTACATACTTGGAAAGTTCAAAGAACAGTTTTTATCGACATTTCCAAAGAATTTTGCGGATGGAGTTACTGAATCAACCGTAATTAAGCGAATTAAGGACTTTTATGCCTCTAAAGGGTCTACAAGGTCTTTCCAATTCGTCTTAAGGACGCTTTTTGGCGTAGATTCGGAAATTAACTATCCTAGAGATCGTATTTTCAAGCCATCAGACGCATATTACACTTCTAGGGAAGTTATTCGTGCTGTTGCGGTTACTGGAGACCCAAGTACGTTAGTTGGTCAAGTTTTATATCAAGAAAATGATACAAATGACCCAAATGTTGCTGCTGCGCGAATTTACGTAAAAGGCGTTGTTGAAGTTTTCACTTCTAGCGGTTCAATCTTTGAAATTGACGTAGATACTAATAATTCACTAGGAGCATTTGTAACTCCATACAAATCAGTCCTTTCAGCTGATCTTGGAGCTAATATCTCTGATCAAATTGTTACTGTTGATTCTACTCTTGGTTGGCCAGAAATAAATGGTCGTTTTAGGGTAGAAGATGAAATTATAACATATTCCGATAAAACTGTCAACCAGTTTTTAGGATGTACTCGTGCAAGAGAGGGTACAACTAATGTAGCTCATGATGCAGGTCAAGAAGTATTTGCTGCGTTCAAGATTTACGGATATTCCAATGTAGACAACTCGGAAATCCAATTAAAGGTCTATGGAGGCACTAGAGGTGTTGTATTGACTGATGGTGGTCAGTATTACCTTCCTAACAGTAAGGTTACGACCCCTCTAGCACCAGGCTTTGATAGTATTGACCCAATATGGGATACTTTCCAATATAACGTCAGAAGGGCACTCAGAGGCGAATCTGCGACCCTAGGAACCGTTAATCCTAATGGAAGTGTCCGTTGTACTGTTAAGACTAAAGAAAAGCATCGTTTGAAGCGAGATGATGTCATTAGAGTTCTAAATGCCCCAGAAGACATTTACAATAACCTTCATGATGTTGTTGGTATTGTTTCTGATACGGAATTTGAATTTTTATTCTCATCCACACCAGCTCAAGGTATTAGTGGATTTGAATTCTTTATTTCTAGAGAATTTGCATATGGTGTTAGTGATTATGCTTCTATTAACAATTCAATCAAGGATTACACTGCAGACGTTCAAAATACCTACAAATCAGACACAGATGCTATTGTCGCTAGTACAGGTGTACCATCACATAAAATAGGTCCATTTGCTGCTGGTGACTTAACTCCTGGTAACCAGAGATATCTTAAGAGAATACCTCTTATACCATCTACTAAAAGTACAAAAACAGCTACTCCAGTTGGTCAAATTGGTATTGGTTCAAATGGTATTCCAATATTCTCATATAAGGGAGAAACCAAGAAGAAGTTTGGTGGATTGAAGTCTATTGATAAAAATGCGGGTGGAGATGGATATGATATCACAAACCCACCTACAGTAGAGTTTGAGGAAGATTATAAGCTTAATACAGTTTATTCTTCAGGTACTAGAGTAAAATATAACGGTAATAGGTATAAAGCTGTTGATAGTGGTCTTTCATCAGGTACTGCTTACCCAACACATACTACTGGGAGTGCAACTGTAGGTGCTATTACTTGGGAGTATGAAGGTACACCAGCCGCGGCAACGGTTTCCGTTTTAGGTTCAGTAATTGCTATTAACGTTACTAATGGTGGTAGTGGGTATACAACAGAACCAATTATATCGATTACTGGTGGTGGAGCTGGTAATGATAATCAGGCAACTGCTACTGCTCAGATCACATCAGGTATTGTTACTGGAATTACTGTAACTAATGGAGGTTCTGGTTATACTAGTGTTCCTAGCGTTTCTATAAGTGGTGGAAATGGCACAGGTGCTACTGCTACCTCTATTTGTCGAGGACCAATCAATACTATCAATATCACTAATCCTGGAACTCAATATACCTACGAACCCACTATTAAGTTAATCTCTGGTAGTGGTGCTGTTGCGTATCCTTCCATTTTAAACGGAAAAATCGAAAGTGTTATCGTAACATTCGGTGGTAGTGGGTATTATGGTGCTCCAGACGTTGTTATTACTGGAGATGGAGTTGGTGCTACTGCATTTGCTCAAGTAGACCTTGCTACTAATATTGTTACTGGTATTATCGTAACAAATAAGGGCGCGGGATATAGCGCAGGTAATACATCGATTAGTATCGTATATCCAGGAACAGGAGCTTCATTCCAAACTAAGTTGACGGAATTGAGCTTTAACGAAGCAGCAACTGGCGCAGAATTAGGTTCAAATACTTTCGTAGCACGTAAAACTACTGATACTGCAGGTGGTGGAGTTTTCCAAGGAGAAAACTACTTGATATATGACGGAGAATATGGATATCTGTATAACCCTAAGCAACTTAGGTTCCTCTTGAGAGATAATATTGATGAAAACCTACAAGAATTAAATCCAACCGCACACTCTCCTATTATTGGTTGGGCTTATGATGGACATCCAATTTATGGACCATATGGATTTGAGGATCCTGAAAATACTACTCCTTATAATTCATTTAAGTTGATGGTCTCTAGTTACCTTGTTAAGTCATCTAGGGATGCTCTTCTAAACGGTCTAACAGACCCTATGGGCACTTATATCGAAGATTATGAATATAGAGAAGGATATGGTGATTTAGACCAATATAACGGTCGTTTTTGCGTTACTCCAGAATATCCAAATGGAGTTTATGCATATTTCGCTACAATCAAGGGTTCTGCTGGAGAACCCAAATTCCCGTACTTTATAGGACCAAATTTCTACTCAGAAGCGGATGCTGTTAACTGGAATGGAAATGGTCTGCAGAAAAACTTTACAGAAGACGCAATTCGCTATAAAGCACCATTTATCGGTGTTGATAACATTGTAGCAAAGAGGAAAAAGCTTGACAACAAGATTGACTTCTTCTTAGCACTTGAAGACACCACAACTTTGATTGTGATGGAAACTGGTGAAGTATTGAGCTACCTTGAAGATGGAATTGGGTATTTCAGTTATTATCCAGTTATTAGAGGTGGTACTGCGGATTCATTGGTTGTTTCCGCGACTAATAAGTATTCTTCCTCTGGAGTTGACCAATATCTAGTTGAAGGTGGCGGTAAAGAGTATAAAGTCAATGATAGACTAATATTTGATAATAAAGACACTGGTGGAGAAGGAATTAGTGCTATTGTATCAGCTGTTGCTGGTGGAGCAGTCAGTACTCTTGCAAATACTGTAGGTGCCAATGATGATATCTGTACAACAACAATAACTACTAAAGAAAATCATTATTTGCAAGTTGGAGAGAATGTTACTATTAGTTTGACTGATAATCTCTATACTAGAGTTCTTAATACAAAGATTATTGGATCTAAGTACTATTTCAAGTATTTCAATGCTTCAACAATGAAGTTGTTGACAAAATACGCTAATACTACTGCATATACTCAAGGAGACCTTATTTTCACTCAAGATAGGGTTTATAAGGCAGCTGCAAGTGGAACTTCTAGTTCTTCAGCTCCAACTCATGAATCTGGTACTGTAAGTGATGGTTCAATGAATTGGACTTATATTAGAAAGCGTACAGACGGTAATTTATATCAAGGTGGTTGGTCAAGTATTACTGGAGGTAGTAATTACGCAAATGGCACTTATGAGCAAGTTCCCCTAACAAGTAACGGTTCTGGTACTGGTGGTAAGGCAACTATTGTTGTTTCTGGTAATGCAGTTACTTCAGTGACTATTACAAGTGTAGGAACCTCTTATGATGTCGGTGACACCATTTCTGCAGCTAATGTCAATTTAGGCAATGCATTAAGTCCTGCAGGATCAGGATTCACTATTACACTAACTGAAGTCGAAATTGAAGCTCAAATTCACTCAAGCCTTGCACATCAAGTTGGAATTGGCGATATTGTTAATATTTCGGGAGTTTCTCCTGCTGGATACAATAAAACAGATTATTCAGTTGTTAGAACTGAAAGTAATCGTAGATTTACTGTAAAACGCAATTTTGCGTCTATTGCAGCCGCTAATACAGCTTCTGCTGAAGTTTATGTGAAAGAACCCAAATTACAACTTATTTTGGGTCATAAGTACAAGTTCGACACTTCAGATGCAAGTAATGTTGGAAAAACACTTGCGTTTACTTTAGATCCTGCAAATACCGATATTTTCACTTATAAGAACATTTCTGAGGAAGTAAAAGATCCAATTACAGGAGATCAGGATTCTATTACAATTTACGTTAGAGATCTTCCTGGTATCTTCTATTATTTCGATATTGAAGGATCTGTAACTGGAAGTTACTTTACAGCTATAAATGACCCTGTTGTGGGTACACAGACCGTTAGTGAGAAGACAGATAAGACATATAAGTACATAACTGTTCTAGAACCTGAAATTGGGTATAGTACGGGTATCAGCTATACTACAAACTCAATTTACCCTGAGGGTGGTATTGCAACCATCTCTATCGGTGATACTGGAAGAAATTACTCATCTCTTCCAAAATTGACTGGATCTAGTAGATCTGGATCTGGTGCAACAGCAGTTGCTACTATTTCTGGTACTTTATCCAATGTTTCCATTACGAATGATGGATCTGGATATAATCAGTCATCTTTACCAACTGGAGTTGTAACATTACCTGATTTTGTCGATTTAACACTTACAGGTGTACTTGGATCCTTTATTAAGGATGAAGTCATCATTTCACAAGAAACTCAAGGAAATCAGACTGCTAGAGGTCAAGTCATCTCTTGGGATGTAACTAATTCAATATTAAGAGTTAAACCTCTCAAGAACGAAAGAGTTGGTGCTGGTAATAAAGGTTACATTATGTTCAGTACTGGCACTGCCGCTACTAACAATGTATACAGTGCTGATTCACAAGCTTCAATTAGTGCAATAAGTGGAGTTCAAGCTATTGTTGCTACTGCTGTTTCTGGTGGTGGTCAACTTACTGGTGTTACTGTTACTAACCCTGGATCTAACTATAGAGCTGCTCCATCCATCATATTTGATGATCCTTACTATGGATCAGTCGATACAGTCGGATCTATCAATGAATCTGTTGCAAATGCCTTTACTCCAGATACAACAACCACTGGAGTAACTCAGACAAGTGTTGCTCCCGTAAATGGCACTGGTGCTGAATTTACAGTTGTTACAGATGGTAACGGTGCAATTGCAACGGTTACTTGCACAACTGGCGGTACTGGGTACTCATTAGGTGATGTAATCACTTTTGATGGTACAAAGCTTCCTGGTGGTGCTGGAAATGAAGATTTCACTATTACAGTTACTACATTGGCACATGCTGATCCAGCAACTATTTCGACGTTATTAGACGCTTCTGTTGATACAATTACAGTTACAAACACTGGATCTGGTTATTTGTCATCACCAAACATTACTGTTAGTGGTGGTAATGGAATTAACTCAAAATTCAATTCAACCATCTTAAATGAAGGTGTAAACCAGATTAACATCGAAAATGCTGGAATACAGTTCCAAAGTGCTCCTGTGGTTAATATTACGCAAAAAACAGGTTCTGGAGCTTCTATATTACTTAAATCTTCCGATTTGGGCAAAATACTGAAAATCGGTGGAGATAACATCACATTTAACTATTCTCACGATAGAACCCTAAAACCAGAGCTAAACACAACATATAACTTACAATTAACAAGAACTCAAGTTATTGACTATTTTGACGTTATTAATGGTGGAGCTAACTTTGTTTCTACACCTGAGATCGTTCTTGAAGGTGGAAGTGGATCACTCTATGAATTGGAAGCATTATTGGAAAATGAGGTTATACAGTCAATAGAGGTAATTAAGGCTGGTAGAGGTTTCTTATCTGCACCTACTGTAAAAGCTAAGGTAACTCATACTTGGGTTGGATTGAAGTCGAGTAGTACATTAAACTTCCCATATAATACAAAAATCCCAAATGGTACAAAAGTAACTCTTAAAGAGATTACAGGCCAATTCCCAACACCATTAGTTGTTGATACAACTTATTATGCGATATCTAGAGAAAAGAATACTGCATTAGCAGATAATCAAATTCAACTTGCATCTAGTCTTGCAAATGCTAATCTTGGAACCTTTATATCATTTACTGGTAATCCAGTAGGTGATCAACTAACAGGACAGACATACTTTACATTAGAAACTACTGATCTTGGCGATGACATCACTGCATACATGAAGCCTGCTACTTTCTCTGTTGGAGAAAGGATTTATCAAGGTGCATCTAGTACTTCATATACTGCATATGGTTATGTTAAGAATTGGGATGCTTCTGGACGTGTTGTTAGTGTAGAGATCGTAGAAGGTGAGTTTAAGATTGGAGAACCTGTATTTGGTGAAGAGACTGCTGCATTTGGTCAGATTCATACATTCACTAGAGCAGATGCTGTATTTGAAGTTTCACCAATTAGTATTTCTGCAACTAAGTGGGAAAGAACCACTGGTTTCTTAGATCTTAACGAACAGAGACTATATGACAGTGATAGGTATCAGGAATTCTCATATGATATCTCTTCATCTATTAATATTAATGATTGGAAGAACCCACTTAAGTATGCTGCTCACCCTGCAGGTTTCAAAGTAGTTGGTACACAAGTACTATCACAAGCAAGTCTTAAGGATTATAGAGCAAAGTCTTCACTTAACTTAAGTGCTGGTAATAGCTACGATTGGTGGGTTTCTGGAACTAATAGTCTAGGAACTACCTTTAATGGTACTACTTACGTAATTCCTAAGCCATCTGCAAAGGCAACTGGTAAACTTTCTCAGATTCAGAACTTTGCTTTAGGTAAAGCAGATTATACAGCTGCAGTTCCAACTGAGGTTCAGGTTTATGGTAGACAGTTATTAGATATTCAGAAGATATTATCTTGTATTTCTTACAAGATGGATGATGTTAGTGATAAGTCTATTACATTTGATGGATCATCATCAACTATAGTAAGTACTGCTAATAATCAGATTACATTAACTAATCATGGATTGGTTGACAATCAGCGTATGGTTTATAATGCTGGTGGAGATAGATTCCAAGATGCTAGAGATTTAATCATCTCAAACATTGATTATATTATTGAAGAGACAATTGGATCACTAAATGCCTCATATCCAAGTCTTACATACAACTCAACTACATGTGCTAGAGATATAAGACTAGTATTAGCTGCTTGGGCAAATGACTTAAGGTATGGTGGTAATTGGTTTACATTAGATGCTACTAATGCATATGTTGGTGGAGTAGTTTCACTAAGTAATGCTCATATTGATGCTGCTAATTTAATTAAGGACAACATGAAGTTTATTGCTGAAGAAGCAGTATATTTAATGTTATTAGATCCTACTGTAGGAGTTCCAAGTGGTTATCCAGGTATTCCAGGTCATAATGATAATTGTATTGATGACTTAGTTGACGGAATGGAAGCTATTGCATATAACTTGCGTTATGGTGGCAATAGTGAGACATGGGATGCTGGAAACTTCTATGTTGATGGCGTATACTCCAATCCTGCTCCTGTTGATGGTGAAGAGACACAAGCG